AGTGGTTTCGGTTTTTGAACAACCAATTTGTGCTGACAGGTAGTGGCACGACCGCAACTAGTATCGCCGATCTTGAGGTGGGGCGAGCTTTGTCGCCCGACACCGATGATGTCACAGCAGTGTTGCAACGCGAGATTGAGGATTTGCAGAAAGAACCGCCTTACCTTGAGACGGTGCTGGCGAACCTGTCTAAAACCAACTACGGGATGTTTTACGACACGACCGACCAAACGGCAGCGGTCATCAATACGGCGTATCCGATTACCTTCAACACGACTCAGGTAGGCGTCGGCGTCTACCGTGGCTCGCCGACTTCGCGTATTTACGTCAGCACGCCTGCGGTCTACAACTTCGCGTTTTCCGTTCAGCTCGACAAAACGTCTGGCGGTTTGGCGCAAATGTATTTCTGGGGCCGCAAGAACGGCACCAACATTGCAGACTCGGGCCGTCACGTTCATCTGCAAGGCAACAACAACGAAACCGTGTATGCCGCGAACATTTTTGTTGAAATGGGCGGCGGTGACTATTTTGAGTTAGTGTGGTCTACCGATGCTACGAGCGCGCAGTTAGAGGCTTACGCTGCCGCTGCGCCAGTGCCTGCGATTCCGTCTGCCCTTCTTACCGTAAATCAGGTGAATATATGACCGTGTATCTTTCAGCGTTTGCGGGTGCAGGCGCACAATTTTTTACCGACGACGGCGAAGTGCTTTCAGCCGGTCGGATTTATACCTATAGCGCGGGGACGACTAGCCCGAAGGCGACGTACACCTCGGCAACGGGCAGTACCGCCAATCCGAACCCCATCATTTTAGACTCAGGCGGGCGACTGCCTGAAGATATGTGGCTAGAGCAGGCAGGCGTTTACCGTTTCGTGCTGACCGATTCGTCAAACGTACAGATCGGCGCTTACGACAATGTGCCAGGCATCAACGACTTCTCAACGGGCGCAGTGCCGTGGGCAAGTCTGACCGGCAAGCCTACGACCGTCGCGGGCTACGGCATCACCGATGCGCTCTCAACGGCAACGGCTGCGGCGACCTACGCGCCGATTGCCTCGCCGACGTTTACGGGCACGCCGCTGATTCCCGACAACGCTGCAACTAGCGCCAACTATCCAGTCGGCTATCGAGAGGCGCCGCGCAACGCGCAGGCAGGCAACTACACGCTCGTCCTCGCAGATCGCGGTAAGTCGGTCGTCATGGGCGATGGCACGGCGACGGCAATTACGGCCACAATTCCAGCGAACGGCACGGTCGCGTTCCCGATTGGCACCGTCATCATTTTTGTAAACCTCAACACCGTTGGCCTCTCGATTGCGATCACGACCGATACGCTGACGCTTGCCAACAGCACGACGACCGGCACCCGCACCTTGGCGCGGAATGGCCTTGCCACCTGCGTTAAGATCAACACGACTTCGTGGCTGATTAGCGGAGCGGGGTTGACCTGATGGGCGGCGCTACGCTTGCAGCCGCGATTGCAGGCACGACCGGCGGGGCTGGGGCGGGCGTCTTTGACTTTTCCGAAGGCGCAGGGACTATCAGCATCCCGTCAGGCTTTACCTCCCTGACCATCGAAGTATGGGGCGGGGGAGGCGGCGGTGGCTTTGGCACCGTGACCTACGCAGGCTTTCCTGAGTTTGAGCCGCAAGACGCGCCGGGAGGTGGCGGTGGATCGGGCGCCTATGCCAAAACTATTGTGGCAGTCGGCGGTGGCGATGTCGGCAAGACAATCGCCTATGGCGTCGGCGTCAAAGGCGCCGGAGGCGTTTTGGGCAACCCTACAGGGTATTCTGGCGGCATTTCGTCGGCCTCTGCCGGAACCTTTACTATCGACGAAATGATTAGTACAGGCGGCGGGGGCGGCTACGGCGGCCTTGGCGTCAACGGCGGTCAGCAGGGCGCGGGCGGTACGGCTACGGGTGGTAACACAACCAACACCAACGGCAACGGCGGAGCGGCCTACGACCAGTCAGGCGCAACGGCGATTGCGGGAGTAAACTCGTTGACGGGCGGCGCGGGCGGTAACGGCGGCGACCCTGAAGTCGGCGGTAGCGCCGGTAGCGACGGCTCCAGCGGGCGCGTCAGATTCGTATTCAGTTGAGGTCACTATGGCAGTTCAAGTCAAAGTCCTGATACCGGCAAAAATTGCAGAGTCCTCGCAGACCGCGCAATACACCGCGACTAATGTGACTACCATTATTGACAAGTTTACGGCGACAAACTTCGACACCGTGGCGCGGACGATCTCAGTCAACCTTGTGACCATTTTGGACACCGCTGGTAACAACAACCTTGTGGTTAAGACCAAGACCTTACTGGCCTCAGAGACGTACACGTTTCCTGAGATCGTGGGGCAGGTGCTGGCGCCTGGAGGCTATATCTCAACGATTGCCTCGGCGGCAACGGCAATTAACATTCGCTCGTCGGGGAGAGAGATTTCGTGACCGTTCGACGCGCTACCGCTGAAGACCTTGATAGGTACTTGCCGTTGGCTGCGGCGTTCCACAGCGCAAGCCCAGTTCATTCCGCGCTGCCTTTCGACTACGAAGGTTTTACCAACTTTTATTTAGCAGCCGTCAGCAATCCGAACATGGGGATTTGGGTAGCAGAGAAAGATGGCCAAGTAGTCGGAATTACGGGGGCGTGCGACTACCCCATGTACTTTAGCCCGTCGCACCGAGTGGTGCAGGAACTCTGGTGGTACTTGACCCCGGAAGTTCGTGGTAACGGCGTAGGCAAACAAATGTACGATGCGATAGAGTCATGGGCGAAAGAACAAGGTGCGACCGCCTTGTTTATGGTAGCGCTCGAAGATGAACGGTCGCTAAGCATGGCAAACTTATATGCCCGCCAAGGCTTTAAGCCGATGGAGCGGATGTTTTATAAAGAGGTTGCGTAAATGGGTATTGCAACAGCAATTTTAGGCAGCGCAGTCATAGGTGGCGCGGTTGCTTCGCGTGGCGCAAGTAAAGGCGCCAGAGCGCAAGTAGAAGGCGCACGCCTAGGCGCTGAAACCGAAGAGCGAATGTTAGAGCGGCAACTTGCCGAAACTAAACCGTTTCGCGATCTTTCGCTGCAACAACTTAATCGGTTGGCGCAGCTATACGGCCCCGAAGGCGAGTACGTTCGCACACCAACTATGCAAGATTTGATGATTGACCCCGCGTTTTCATTTCGTTTATCTGAAGGCGAAAAAGCCTTGGCTAGAATGCAGTCATCTCGCGGTCGTTTTTTGAGTGGCGGCGCAATTCGCGCAGGAACTGAATTTAGTCAACGTTTGGCTTCAGAGGAAGCCGCAAACGCACTCGCTCGACGACGCCAACAGCAAGCTGATGTTACAAATGCGCTTTTGGGCATAGGCGGATATGGGCCTGCACTTGCATCTTCAGCAGCGGGAGCTATTGGACAGACTGGCAGCAATATTGCCAATTTGCAAATGGGCGCTGGACAGGCTCGCGCTTCAGGTTATATCGGTCAAGCCAACGCGCTTTCTAATGCTTTGGCTCAAGGCGCTATGGGATATGGACTGTATAAAGGCGGCTTTTTTGATCGAGTAGGGGGCAATCGCGCTACCTCTACCGAGAGTCCTTACGGCGTTTAAGGTGACGTATGCCAATTATCGGTGCAACTGAACTTCAACCCGTCAACATCCTTGGATCGTATGTCCAAGGGCTTGAAGGCGCTCGCGCTAATCGAATGGCGCGTGCGCAAGAAGCCGCGATGCTGCGCGAAATGGAAGAAAAAACCGCGTTGCGAAATATGCTCATGGGCGCAACGGAAAAAGACTTGCAAGACCCGTCATTTGTTAACCGGCTTGCCATTACGCCGGGAGGCGCGGCAACAGCACAGTCGCTTGCTCAGTCGATGGCATCGCAACGTGCTGCTGCAAAATTAGAGTTAGAAATAAAAGCCGAACGCAGAAAACAAGCCCGAGAAATGGTTGGCGCTACTATGAGTCTTTTGCGTGGGGCGCTGAAAGACCCGTCTTCTTATCCAATGCGCTTGCAAATGGCGGCGGATATGGGATACGACATTTCAACATATCCGCAGACGTTTGACCCGTCTACAACTCCTTTTTTAATTCAAGCGCAAATTGATGAGCTTGTTCCCGTTGAAAAGCAGTTAGAGTTAGAAGAAAAAGCAGAACAAGCACGGCGTGACAAAAAGCGCCTTCAGCTTGAGGGTGAACGTGTTGAGCTTGAACGCGAACGAGTAGGTATTTCTCGTGCTGCTGAAGAACGGCAAGCAACAGAGGCTACTGACAAAACGATTGTTGCCCGTTCAGAAACGGACGCGGCTGGCAACGTCACGTTCTACAACAAGTTTGGCGAAAAAATTAAAACCGAAAAGGGCGCTGGCAAGCCTTCCGCAACGTTTGAAAAAACTAAAGCGACACGTGAGCAGACGCAGCGTGATTTGTCCAGCGCATTGGCAACTCTTAAAGAAGTTGTAAAGCCTGGTGGACTAATAGACCAATCAACAGGCAGCGGATTTGGTCGCGGTGTCGATGTTGCGGCTGGTTTTTTCGGACAAGCTACGCCGGGCGCAATCGCTATTGGAAAATTGCAACCTTTGGCCGATCAAATTCTTAAAATTGTTCCAAGGTTTGAAGGCCCGCAGTCAGATAAAGATACGCAAAGTTATAAGGAAGCTGCGGGTCAACTTGCAAACTCAACATTGCCGACCGAAATCCGAAAAGCGGCAGCAAATACGCTTATTGATTTGTTCACAAGGCGCCAAGGGCAATTTACAACTGACACCGGAGCGCCCGCTGACGGTGATTGGAGCGATCTGTAATGGCGTGGGAAAGCGCAGAGCGCGTCCAAAAAAACTCAGCCGGTCAATATCGAGCGCTGATTGGCGGCGAGTGGGTGCCCGTTTCGCGGGCGCAAAAAAATTCTGAAGGGCAGTATCGCGTTGAACGAATCGTTGCTGCTTCGGCGCCAGAACCTGTCCCCGAAATTCCGCAACGCACATTGTTAGGTGCAATAGGTGAGGGCGCGTCGCCGGGTACGTTCTTGTCTTCAGTAGGGCGCCAGATTGGCGGCCTTGTAGACGTTGGCGGTCAGTTGATTGAATCCGCAAAGCGCGTGCGTCCCCGTATTCCATTTTTGGAGGAAGGCCCACAGATTCCGCCGGGCGAAAGCGAATTCCCGAAGTTTATAACGGATATTGCGGAGGTTGGCGGCGGGTACATTGCTAAGGCAATTCCCGAGCGGTTTATTAAAGACCCCGAAGCTGCAAAACAACTAATTGCAAAAGCAGATGCTTTTGGCGGCGCGATGAGGCAGCGATATGGCACATATCAAGCGTTGCTGAATACTATTGCTACCGATCCTGCAGGCTTCGCCGCCGACGTCTCTACATTGTTTGGCGGCACTGCAGCGGTTGCTCGACGAGCGGGCGCAGCAGAGGGCGTTGTGCGCCCAATAGAAACTGCCGCGAGGGTAACGGACCCTATCGCCGCGCTGGCGCCAGTTGTTGCGGCAACAGCAAAAGGCGGCGCTCGCGTTGCAGGCGCGACGGTAGACCTTGCAAAGAACCGGCTTGCTGAATTGCAAGCGGCGCGAATTATGCGCGGTGCTGCAGGCAACCAACTGCCTGCAATCCTTGCAGCGACCGCAGCGGCGCCAAAAGGCATTACCGCAGGACAAGCGGTTTACGGTATTAACGCGCCAGAGTTCCAAGCGCTTGAGGCAGCAGCCCGCGAAGTTGATCCGGCAGGATTTGCGGCTATTGCTAATTTGCAGGGCCAAGAGCGTATAGATGCGCTTGCTCGATTGGCGGGCGGTTACACTAGCGCTCAATCTCGCGCAACGCAAAAAGCAGAGAAGGCATCGCTTGAAGGGCTTACCGGCCCGATGCGCGAAGAGGCATTGCGAAAGGCAAATCGCGCTGCGCGTATTCCGCGCCTTGAAGACATTGCATCTGGCGCACGCGAAGCGGCGTCTACAGCCGTTGAAAATGTTCGCCGCCTAACTAGGGCCGTCAACAAAACGGACGATTGGGCGCGTAGTTGGGTAGAGCGGCGCGGCGTTGGCGAGGCAGGAGTTAGAGTACCGGGTCGTGTAGAGGCTACAGCTACGTTCCCAGGTCAGTTAGCGGCGAGTGGGCGGCAAACCACCATTGGCGGCCCGTTTGAACGTCAGGTTATTGACGAAGGCGGCGTGATTGCAAGTCGGATCGACCGAGAAGCAGCGGCTTCGCTTGAGGCGGGCATGAAAGCGCGTAGGGCAGAAGAATTAGCTGCCGACCTGAAGGCTCAAGGCTTAACGCCGCTCAATGCCGATGGAATGATTGCCTCGCTGCGAGGCAAGCTCACCAATCCGCGTATTGCGCTCAATGACAAAACTCGTCAAGCGCTTGAGCGAGTGTCCAATATGTTAAGCGATTGGAAAAACGAAAACGGCGTTATTACTGCCGAAGCGTTGACGGCAATTCGAGAGCATGGAATTAACGGCGTTATTGAAGATTTAATGCCACAAGCGACGGCTAAAGCGCGGCGCAAGGCTACTCAGTCCATAATGATTGAGTTGAAGCCGATGATTGACGATGCCATGAAAGCCGCTGGCGGTGGCGATGATTGGTCAAACTACTTGCGGACGTTTGAAGCCGGGATGAAGGGCATTGAGCGTCGGCGCATGGCACAGCGAGCGCTTGAGTTTTTTGGTCAAAACCCTGCTGAATACGTCAAACTGATTGAAGGTAACAACGTCAAAGCCGTTGAAAAGATTTTTGGCCCCGGCAAGTTTGACATCGCAAAAGAGATGGGCACGGATTTTGGCGCTCTGCGCGATGTAGCGTTTGGCGTGAAGCGCGACCTTGAATTGGCGGAACAGGCTACCGCAGGAACCGCTGCATTAAAAGATCTTATCATTGACTCCGGGTCATCATTCCGTTTGCCATCGTTCTTGTCGGCAAAGGCGGCAATTACCAACAAAGTGTTAGAGGGCGTTGAGAGTTATTTAAGCGCCAAGTCTCTAAAAATTATTGCTGACGCCATGAAAAGCGGAAAATCAGCAAATCAGTTGTTACAAGCGCTGCCAACGGCAGACCGAAGCACTGTGCTGTTGGCGATGCAAGACGTACCGGAAGTACAAGCGGCGGTTAAGAAGGCAGCGCCCACGCTTACGGCCATATCTGCAACGCAGCAAAAAACAGAAAACTTGCCAGACGTTACGGTTGAGCGCATCGGCAATCAGTTAATTGATCCGGCATCACTGCAACAGTTCAGTGGCAACGCACTAGCTCCGAGGTAGTTATGCTCAAAGGCGCACTCAAATCCAAGACCGTTTGGTTCAACGTCCTGCTCGCCGTACTTGGCGGCCTTGAACTGATAGGCGCCCATCTGACGACGCTCTTCGGCGCACAGGTCGCCGCCGCCATTATGCTGACCGGCGCCGTAGCCAACCTTGCGCTGCGGGCCATCACGACGCAATCACTTCAGGAGAAGAGCGGTGGGTGAGGGGCAAGTCCTGTTCAACATTATCATCGGTATTGCTGGCGTTTTTGGAGGATGGATTTTGAACAACATCAGTCGCTCCATCGAAAAGCTGGATCACGATGTCCGCGATATGCCGCTCACTTACGTCACGCAGGACTCATACAACCGCGACCAAAACCGTTATCAGCGCGACATCGACGAGATCAAGTCCATGCTGCGCCTCATTTTTGACCGCCTTGAGAACAAGGCTGACAAGTGATCCCCGCGTGGGCATTACGATTCGCGCCGTACCTGGTTGGCCTGATTGTCATTGTCGTCGCTTGCATGGGCGCCCTGCGTAACGCCAAGGAGTCTGGCCGTGCCGAACTCAAACCGCAGATTGAACGACTGGAGGTCACGCTCGCCGCTGAACGTGCTGATCGAGCGCGTGCTGAAGCGGCTGCGGATGCTTACCGATCCGAGATGGATGCTCTTCGTGGTCGTCCTGTTCCTCGTACTCCTGTCAGGCTGTGCGTCGAAAAGCGCATTGATGTGCCCACCCAGTTCACTCCCGCCGACCGTGCTACTCGAACCACCGCCCCCGCCGGGCGCTATGACGAAACGGCTGGAGCAAATCTTGCGGCAGGGCCAGACATCAGCGCCGACCTCTACGACCTCGCCGGACGCTGTGACGCCGAGATAGCCAAGCTCCGCGCTTTGCAAGGATGGGTCAATGACGTTCGATGAAGCCTTCAACGCGCTGATGAAGCACGAAGGCGACTACAGCGACCACGCTGCCGACCCCGGCGGCAGGACGCGTTTCGGCGTCACCGAGGCCGTCGCGCGGCGTGAAGGCTACACAGGGGAGATGCGCGACTACCCTTTTGAGGAAGCCAAGCGCGTTTACGAGAAGCTCTATTGGGACTCTATGCGTCTGAATGACGTTCGCCCTGAACTGCGGTTTGACCTTTTCGACTTTGCGGTGAACTCTGGCGTCGGTACTGCCGTGCGTCACGCGCAGCGAATCTTGGCAGTCAAAGACGACGGCGTACTTGGCACCGTGACGTTAAACGCGATGGCGACCGCAAACTCCGCAAAGTTTGCCGCGAAACTGAACGGTCAGCGCCTGCTTTTGATGACTTCGCTTCCGACCTGGAACGCTTTTGGACGCGGGTGGGCGCGTCGGATCGCCGAGAATTTAACCCGCTAGGGTTGCCGCAAGGTACATCGCCTGTAGCGCTGCGACCGCATCAGCGGCATCTCGCGCTTCGTACCACTCGCCCCGTGGCTGCATGATCGCCTGAAACCGCTTCTGGCCCTCTGAGAGCCGCCCACCTTTAGCCTTGACCTCAACCCAACAGGCCCACGCTAGACCGTCCCGCATGGGCTTTACGGCGAGCAGATCAGGGATGTCGTGGCCTGCCGAAGCGAAGTCAATGACTTCAAACCCTACCTGCCGCAGGGCATGGACTATTTCGGCGTGGTTAGTGTCTCGACGTTTGGCGTAGCGCATTCCCAACGAAGTCTGCCCTGACCGTGGACAGATTGCCACTCGCGCCCCGGCCTGTTTGTCCATCCTTTTCCCTTGACAGCAGGCGCTTGATTGACAATGAGCCATCCCGCTCCGCGAAGGCTTGACCCCGGTTCCGTATCAAGGGTGTAGGTAATTAGTTTCTGCCCGCCCATCGCTGACCATACGCGCCATGCCCGCGAATACAGGAACGAGCAAGCCCCCTTCGGCGCGTCCGGCAACACGCAACACCGCAAAACTTCTGCCGTCAAACCATCCTGCAAATGGCGTGAAACCGGGCGGCCAACAATCGCTACGCCAATTAACTTTGTTCCATCGCTTGCGCCAATACTGAATCTATGCCCCGCGACCGGCTTGTTATGCCGGTGATACGACAGCACAAACGCATTCGCCTCTTTTAGTTCAATCGGGATGATGTGCATTGATTTTGTCGCGCAAGCGTGTCACGCCACGCTCGGTGAAGAGTTCTCTCACCATCCCACATAGGTTCGGGTCGCCGAGAACGTCTTTCGGGTTGGCCTCGCGGATCAGCGGGCCGACCTGACCTTTCAGCCAGTCCTTGCGTATCTCGCGGTCGCTCCATTCGCCGACCCCGATGCGAGCAAGGTAAGCCGCCGCAAGGTGCAGTTTGCCGAGCGTTGTGCCTATGCGCTGATCCCAATGCCGGATGCAGGACTGCGTGGCCCAAGTGATGTCGCTACTTGTCGTCAGAGGCTGATTCATAGTTCGCTCACCTTCTGTATTCGCTGCCCAATCCATTTCATAACAGGCACGGCCATTGAGTTGCCCAAAGCTTTGTAGCGAGGGCCGTCCGGGCTCTTGGGCTTACCGCGCCATGGAATGTTGGTGTAGCCGTCAGAGAAGCCTTGCAGACGTTCGCACTCCACGGGCGTGAGGCGGCGCACTTGCATGGCGGTCGCCACCGGCTGGGCGACGGCAATAATTTGCGCGTCTCGCGTTGTGCCGGTCGCCGCTTCCATGCGTTTGATTAAACATGGAGCAATATCTTCATCGCCCATTGTTTGCACCACAGGCAAAAAATGATGTGCATCAACTTCAGGCGCGCCCATCGCTCCTGGTCCTTTTGCGGTCAACGAACCGGCAACGGCAGGAACAAACAACGGTGCGCCGCCAAGCGCGTGCTGATCCTCTAGTCCTTGCTTGCTACCGAATGCGGCATTTAGCGTTGACGCGACTTCCGCAGGCCACGCTAACTCTTCGTGATTTTCATGACTGATTCCAAAGCGATCCGCAAAGGTTTCGGCAACGCCTTCCCGCGTCTCTCTGCTCGGCGCAGGATGCCCTTGCAGGCTGTGGGACTCAAAAAGAACCGCTGCGGCACGTTGCCAACTTCTAGCGTTTGCGACAACGAACACACGGCGGCGGCGCTGGGCCACTCCAAAGTATTGAGCGTCAAGAACCCGGTAGGCGAACCCATACCCGAGTTCTGCCAACATTCCGAGGAGGGTTCCAAAGTCCCTTCCTCCGTTAGATGACAGGACGCCGGGGACGTTCTCCCATACCAGCCACTCGGGCCGATATCGGTCAGCAATCGCAAGGTAGGTAAGCATGAGGTTGCCACGCGGATCAGCCAGTCCTGCTCTGAGTCCTGCGACACTATAACTTTGGCATGGGGTTCCTCCCACGAGAACGTCGATTGATTCATTCGGCCACTCCGCAAATTTAGTCATGTCGCCGTAGTTCGGTACGGCAGGGTAATAATGTTTCAGCACGGCGCACGGGAACGGCTCAATCTCGCTGAAAAACACGGGCGTCCATCCAAGCGAATCCCATGCAACTGTCGCCGCCTCAACGCCGCTACAGACGCTGCCGTACCTCACTTGCCCAACTTCTCCAGCATCTCGCGTGCCTGATACGCACGCAGCGCGGGCAATGTGCCCGACTTGATCCATTTCGCCACAGCCTGTCTCGAAACGCCGAATCGGCGTGCGATTTGTGAGGCTGACCCAAACGCTCTAACCAAAGTCTTGATGTCCATGTAGTGGACGATACGCAACGTGGGTTGACAAGTCAAATGTAAGGGGTATGATTGCTCTCGGGGATTGGCCCCACAGACAGGAGACAAACATGGGTGAACAGCAAGAAGGTCGTGACCTTCAAGAAATGGCCGAAGCTTACGCCGAAGCGCAAACCCGCGCTGAGATCGCCGCCTGGCAGTGTCTTTGCGGCATCCAAGAACTTAATCGCATCGAGCAAGAAACCGCGACCGCATGGTCGAACGGCCTGCGTGAAATCATTGACGCCATCGATAAGGCGCGAGCCGAACTCGGGAGAACACAATGAATCAGTCAGAATCCATTGCCGCCCTCGCAGCGGCGCTCTCTAAGGCACAGGCGTTGATTACCGGCGCCCTCAAAGATTCAGCCAACCCTTACTTCAAGAGCAAGTACGCTGACCTTGCGTCGTGTTGGGATGCGTGCCGCAAGCCGCTGACCGACAACGGCCTCGCCGTCATCCAGACGATTGAGGTAGGCGAAGCGCGTGCAGTTCTTGTGACGACGCTTTGCCACTCAAGCGGCGAGTGGGTCAAGTCGTATTGCCCGATTTTAACCAAAGACGACAGCCCGCAAGGTCAGGGAAGCGGCATCACCTACGCACGGCGTTATGCGCTAGCTGCAATCGTCGGCCTCGCGCAGATTGACGATGACGCAGAAGCCGCGCAGGGCCGCAACAAGCCTGCGCCGCAGCAGGATGCGGGATTGCTCAAGCAGATTCTAGCGACGACGACGCAGGACGATCTGACCAAACTTTACAAGAGCGTTACGCCGGAAGTGCGTGAGGCGCACATCGAGGCGTTTCAGTCACGCAAGAAGGCGCTCGCATGAAAATCAGAAAAGAAACGCACAAGATTGTTCATGCAGACGATTTGATGCCGCCATTCAAGTATTTGTGCGAAGACACTTGGTTGGCTTGGAAAGCTCACGCAGATATTGAAAGCAAAATTTCTTGTCGCCAGGACAAAGTTAGAAAATTAGTTAAAGAGATTTTAGAATTGTTGCCAAGTATGTCGCAGGCTCGTATTCGGTACGAAGAATCAGTAGAAAAAGCAAGATTGCGAAATTCTTTAACGAAAGATGTTCGTATCCTTAAAACGAAAAAAATATTGGAAATCGGTAAAGAATGCTACGAAAGCAGGCAAGCAGAATATGAGCAGATGCATCCGCCGGTAAAGCACTTTCCGAAAATTGACGAGGCGCATCAATGAGCCTGCGCTACTACGAAGGCATGACGGACGGCGAGATCGTCGGCCACGTTCTTGCGCTCGGTGACGATGCAACCGAACTCTCGCAGGTGCTGGCACAGCGCCTACGGGTGCAGACCAAACTTCGAGCGGATGCCGAGATGCGTGAGCGGCTCGCGCAGGAGCGGATTTACAAGCTGGAGCGCGAGTTGCGCGAACTTAAAATTTTGGCGGAGAAGGTTTAATTTTCATGGCGCGGCCCGGCAAGGCGCGGCAGGGCGAGGCCCGGCGTGGCATGGCGGGGCTAGGCTGGGCATGGCTTGGCGTGGCATGGCATGGTTTTTTTAACAGGAGTGAACTAAATTGAAAACGATTAATGTTGAAATTCGCGGCAATACGCCGCTGTTAATTCGCCGTTTTGCGGAGCAAGCAGAGCAAGTGAAAGCGACTCGGCGCGTCGTCGTAGACAGTTACGACCCGCGAGCTGAGGCGACCAAGAATGCTTACATTGCAGCAGACGGCACGTTTTACTTCTCAGCGTTTAGCATCCCGAATGCGATGGCAGCGGCAGGGAGTAATCACAAGATGCGCGGCTCTCGCAAGACGCTGCGGTTTGTGGTGCCGAGCGCGGTGCGCGTGACAACGGACACCGTAACGATCCTTAACGGTTCTGGCCCCGCGCAAAACTTTGAGGTAGACGGTCGCCCCGTGACGATCCCGGCGACCAAGGGACGCATCATGCGCTACCGCCCTCGATTTGATTGCTGGGGCGCGGCATTTTCGCTGGTCGTCAACGACCAGATGCTGTCGCTGGAGGATGCACAACGCTTGCTGACGGAAGCGGGCGAGTCCATCGGTATTGGTGATTTTAGACCCGAGAAGCGTGGCCCTTTCGGCACGTTTCGGGTGACGAGGTTTGAAGAAATTTAACCTGGCAAGGCTTGGCATGGCGGGGTCGGGCGGGGCAAGGCTTGGCAGGGCTTGGCAAGGCGAGGCAGGGCATGGATTTTTTTAGGAGACATTAATGGAACAACGAAGTAGCGAATGGTTCGCCGCACGACTTGGCAAAGTCACCGCGAGTCGGATGGCAGACGTTTGCGCGAAAACGCGCAGCGGTTACGCCGCGAGTCGCGGCAATTACATGGCAGAGTTAGTGGTTGAAAGGCTCACGGGTAAACCTACGGAAGGGTTTACCAACGCAGCAATGCAGTGGGGAACGGAGCAGGAACCGTTTGCCCGTGATGCCTACTCCGCAAGAACGGGTGAGCTGGTGACGGAAACCGGCTTCGTACCGCATCCGCGCATTGCGATGGCAGGCGCATCGCCCGATGGGATCGTCGGCACAGGGCTTGTCGAAATAAAAGCCCCGAACACGGCGAGTCACATTGAGTACCTGCTAACTCCTGACCCGCCGCAGAAATACTATTACCAGATGCAATGGCAAATGGCGTGTTGCATGGCAGACTTTTGCGATTGGGTGTCCTACGACCCGCGTATGCCCGCGCACTTGCAGTTGCTGATCGTTCGCATACCGCGTGATGACGACACGGTGCGGATGCTCGAACACGAAGTTGTGACGTTTTTGGAAGAGTTGGATGGCAAGGTCAAAGCATTGCAGGAGCTAAAGGTATGAAGTACGAACAGAAACCAAACACCGCAACGGTCTTCAAAAACGAAGAGAAGCGGCCCGACCAGGTGATGAAGAACCCTGACGGCACCGAATGGATACGAAAGGACGCCGATTACAAAGGCAGCGGTATTTTCAACGGCATGACCTTTTGGGTTGATGTCCACGAAAAGATAAGCAAAAAAGGCGAGACGTATTTCTCAATCAAGGTAAAGCCAAAAGGTCAGCCTGCGCTTGCGAAGAAAGCCGCCAACAGTGGCCTCACCGAAGAGAACTGGGCGACTTTTGAAGACGACGCCAAAATCCCCTTTTAGATGAAACGGATGTGCGGCGTATGATCAGCGAAGAGCGAGCAGAGAAGGCGCTGCGATTTCTTGTTGACACCGACGAGACCGCAGCCGCCGCCAAAGCAGAGATGGAGCGAGCGGAGTTTGCCTATAAGCGAACCCGTGAGGCCGTCTTTACGCACAGCGAGGGGACGGTCGCGGAGCGCCAAGCGATTGCTGTCACGCACGCGAACACCCTTGGAGCGCATGAGCGATACGTCCACGCGATTGCGCTTTACAACAAAGTCGCCAACAAGCGTGACACCGAGCGGATCGTGATGGATGCTTGGAGAACTTTACAAGCCAACAAACGACAGGGGTGATGTATGACGCAGAACGATGCAATTTTGGAACACTTAACGTCAGGCCGTAGCATTACGCCGCTCGATGCGTTGCGTGACTATGGTTGCTTTCGGCTCGCAGCGCGGATTGACGATCTGCGAAAAAAAGGATGGGTCATTACGACCGATTTGGAAAAACGCAACGGCAAAAAGTATGCCAGCTATCGCTTGATTGCACGCGGTTCCGCGCCAATTTCTGCTTAAAAAAAGCCCGGCGAGCGGGGTATGCTTCGCCGGGCGAGACTGATCTCTCAAGGGTGAACTATGCAATCCGAAGATAGCACGAATGCTACGGACATATCAAATTTGCCGCCCGAGGACTGGTTTAAGCGGTTCGTGTACATCTCCGAGGGTGACTACTACTTCGATGTCGTGGAGCGACAGGAATACACCCGCAGCGCCTTCAATGCCATTTACCGGGGCGTGCCACTGCAAAGCGTGCATAACAAGGCGCGGCGAGTCGAAGCCGCCGTCTTTTTCGATGAGAACCGTGCGGCGTTAGGGTCGCGGCTGCTTACGGGCCTGACCTATGCGGCAGGCGAGTCGGTGCTGGTCGCCAAGGGCAACCAAGCGCACGCGAACAAATGGCGTGACCATCGGCCCAAAGGCGTGCCGGGTGATGTCACGCCGTGGCTGCGTCACGCCGAGCGAATGCTGCCCAATCCACTTGAGCGCGAACACGTTTTCAACGTACTCGCCTACAAACGGCAGAACCCGAAGCGCAAGATTAACCATGCCATCCTGCACGCGGGGGTGCCTGGGAGCGGCAAAGACACGCTCTACGCGCCTTTTCTGTACGCCATCGGCGGCGCTACGTTAGCAAACGTCGCCACGGCTCGCGCTGAAGAGGTCGCAGGGTCATGGGGTTATAGTTTCGAGTCCGAGGTCATCGTCCTCAATGAACTACGGCAAGGGCTAACGTCAGACCGTCGGGCGCTAGAGAATGCGCTGAAGCCGATCATCGCGGCACCGCCCGAAAACTTGTTAGTGAATAAAAAACAATCGCACCCGTATTACGTCGCCAATCGGGTTTTCGTGCTGGCGTTTAGCAATGAACGCGCAGCCATCGTGATACCGCCCACGGATCGACGCTGGTTCGTAGTGTGGTCAGATGCCGGGATGATGAACCCCTCGGACGCGCAGGGATTGTGGGATTGGTACAGCGCAGGCGGTTTCAGTCATGTCACGGCATGGCTCAATGCACGGGACGTTAGCCAATTCAATCCGGGCGCGACGCCGATGATGACAGACGCGAAGCTCGCGATGGTTGACCTTGGCCTCACGGGCGGCGAGGCAGCAATAGCGGACATGGCCCGCCATCGAGAGGGGCCGTTCGTGCGTGGCGTAGTCGGCGCGCCGTGGACTGCTGTAATCGCTGAACTCTGCAAAGGCACGGCCAAACCCATCGCCCGCGAAATGCTTTTTTCAGCGATTGAGGCGGCGGGGTGGCGCGACGTTGGTCGGATTACAAGCCGCGAGCATTCTGCGCCCAAGCACGTTTGGTGCGCTCCTGAACTCTTCGAGGCACCGCGCAGTCAACTGCGAAACATGGTCGAAGCACCGCCCGGCTTGCAGGTGGTGAAATAAAAACCCCCGCACAAGGCGGGGGTCAGGTTAGTCGGTCAGCAGTTCGATTATGATTGTGACGATGACTGCGACCAGAAGCGCGGTCATGGCTTGCCCTCAACATCAGCGAGCAATCGAGCGGCAAGTTCATCGTACCCAAGTGCCTGCGCCGCGACCGATTGCAGTAGCCAGACAGTTCGCTCGGTGCTAGAACACGCCAGAATGCCCTCCAAGGCCCGCCTATAGCGTTCCTCCCGCGACAAGCCACCCTCGCCGTGATCGGCAAACACCGGCTCCCAAAAGGCTTCCAGTTCAGCGACGGACAAAAAGCGATGGTCGGG